GAGCCCCCGAATTCTGAACGATCGCAAGACCAGGTTGAAGTTGGTACGCCATTTATTATTACACAAGAATATTTATAATCTAAGCTGGGGCAAATCCATGACCCCGATGAGAAACTCGGCTATCACCTGCTGGATCGAGACCCGCAAATGCCTCAAGTTGGACACCACGAGCATTTGGATCACACATCTCTGGATGAGATCTACAATTGCGACCGTTTTTAGGTCCGTAACACCATTCGGCAAACCCGGTTTGATCGCCTGGAATATTAGATACTGGAGTACTCACGAACTGGCGAGCAGCTGCATTACGCTGGTATTTGGGAAGGGCTGAACGAGATCGGCCTGCATCATAGGGAATGCGATCATCGAGGTAGTTTTTCACAATTGGTTTCACAGTTGGATAGTAGCACGCTTCAAGGCGATTGGGGGCATCTGTATAGTCGGTCATAAGGACATTACCCATTGGGTTGTCTTGGGTTGGCATCTGACACCCCATCTCGTTACCACTAGAGGCCATTCCATAGGTTTCCTTCACCATCTTTGACTTGTATAGAATATAAAGAACACTGAGAACAGTGGCACCGAGAACAAATATTCTTGGGTCACGGCGAATAAGGTAAATGATACAACACGCGTAGATGACAAATCGCGAGGCTGCATTAATTCTGTCTTCTGGGGTTTGATCACGATTGGGCCAGAACTGAGAAACCTTGTTAATACTCGTAAGCTGCTGAGGATCGTCAAACCAAGCCTTCATTTAATATAGCATGAGTTTATTTTTTACCCATACCACCAAGCATACTACCCATCATCTTCATGAGCGCGTCTTGATCAATCTCACCACCTTCGGTCTGCATCTTGTCTGCACAGTCTTTGGCAATACTCTCAATCAGAGAGAGTGTGTCTGCTGGGATAGCGGTGATCGTGGTACCTAACATGTAGAGGGTTTGGAGGTATTGCCAAGTTGCCGCCTTTGTAGCTGGACTCATACGTGCCCAGTAGTTCTTAATGTTGAGATCCTTGAGCATATCAATCTTTTCAATCTCTTCAAGGATGAACTTCTCGTCCTTGGCAGAGATTCTGTCCGCGAAGGGGGTCACACCCTTCATGAAACCATCCACGATGAGGCGGGGGTTCGTCGTCTTGAGAAGTTCAAAGGAGGTAGTCATCTTCTTGATTCCGTTTTCATCTGGAAAAGTCTTGTGCAATTCCACAAGAAATTGGGAAAGCATGTCATTAAACGCAGTGACAGACGCCATTTTCTTATTTGTAGGGTTAAATCTTTAAGTTTAAAAAGGTTCACTGGAGATAGCCTCTCTCTGACCAAGACCGTTCGCAACAATGAAGTATACAAGGATTGCATTAAGAGCAGCTGGTTTGGTGTATTTATTAAGTTCCAACTTACCCTCGTTATTGAGTTGAGCCTTTACGTGAATGTAACCAGCAGTCAAAGCCGCGGCAATGAGGGCGGCACTTGTGGGGTCTCGGAGATATTCTGATAGATCTTCCATTTAATTATACGCAGTTTTTTTTACACGCTGTTCTGGGGCATCTCCAAAGAAGACACCATCGTCGTCCTCTGGTTCCATCATGGGCTCCATCGTGGGATCGGTTGGTAGAGCCGTCGTCAATGGTTCAGGTGCTGGCGCCTGGACACCTGGAACAGTCTTGAATTCATTTTCGAGGCCAGTTGGTTGAAGGGGATCCTCACCGCCCATCATGGGTTCATCTTCTGGGAATGGTTCGGTCTCTGGTTCTGGGAAGGTGTCTTCTGTTGAGCCGTCAAAGACTTCTGGATCTTCGCTATCTTGGACTTCACCATTAAGGTCAATGTCTCGCATACCCTCTGTCTGGGACATGTAGGTCTGGAGGATCTCTTGGACTGGAATGAGCTCCTTCACTGTGGCCTCGATACACACAGAGAAACGCCTGGTTAAGTCCTCATCTCGGACATATTCACTTTGCTCTTCGTGGAACACATATGGATCCTTGTAGAGGTCTTTGGCTACATTGTTGTAGCAGGTTTGGATGAAAACTTCATTACTTGGCAACTTGAGACTTATCTTCTTATTGTCCGCCTTGAGACGAACAGCCGAGAGGATCTTTGTAGACGCGACAAAAACTGCCGCTAAGAGGTCATTGAACCAAGCACAGCGGTTCGCGATGTTGTCACTGTGCTGCTTGGACATAGCATTGGACCAGTTAGGCACTTCCTTCAACAACTTCTGGAACATAATAAGTGTCTTTCGCCCCTTGGAGAGCTTGGTCGCTTCGTCATACATATCCTGAAAAACTTCAATCATAGGTGGACACATGATGAGGTAAAGCTGTCCCATGTACTCCTTCTTCGCTTCTACCATTATATTAAGGTTGTCCATTTATCATTGAGGGTGTTTTTAATAGTGGCCGTCCTACGCACCTCTCCTGTACTTATTCGCCATCTTCTTGAGGTTCATCAGGTCTGGGAACTCAGTCTCATTGGGTTCCTCTGACTTTTGTTTTGTCTTCTTGGGGATGATCCACGAGACGTACATATCATATTCACCCACAAGTCTTACGTCAAAGCCACCCAACTTGAGCTGTCTCACAATGTACCTCGCAGCCGCCCCTCTATCAAATGTTGGATATCCTATGACAACTATTGGGACTGTGAGAAATATCTGTTTGTGCCCCAACTCCACAGATTGTTTAATCTTCCGAGAAAACTGTTCATATACACGGGTGTATATTTCCTTCTTGATCTGTTTTCTCTTTTCATCAATTTTAGTTATGTCATTGATGCTGATCATTATAATTGACTCAACTTATTTTTAGCCGTTTCTAACTCACTTTGCGTTGGCACAGCCGCCTCCTTCACGAGATCATACTTCACAAAGTCCTGGCCACCCCGACTCTCAACAAATGGGGTCACATCGGATACGGTCTGGACATCAAGAGGTTGGGATCGGAGAGATACCAACTTCACTTGACCATTTACAACTTCATATGACGCAACAACAGAGAAACCAAAGGCAAATCCATTATTCTTCACCGTCATAAACATACACTCATAGATAGCTTTGTCGTCATTTACAAACTTTTTGACTGTTGTAGTTTCAATAATGTATGTACAGAGACCAGTACGCTTAGCGATTTCTTGGTTCGCTTGGAGCACAAATTCTTCCATCATGTCATTGCTGATATCAGCTTCCGCCTGAGTGTACCCTGAGAGGTTTGGTTTGGCATCATCAAGACGAATAGATCCAGTTGGCTTTTTGTATCCTGATAAACCAAAGATTTCGGTGAATGGTTCACGTCTCACTGTGATCAACAGGACAATGGCAATAAGAATGATCGTCAAAGACCACTTCATCTTTACTACTATGCGTTAATTTTTTTTTACAAAATACCCCGATACATATTAGATGTCGCTGCTGATATACAGTCCAAGATGCAAACACTCCATGGAGGTTATTGAATATATCAATCAACACAAACAATTGAAGCAGATCGTACACTATCACAATATCAATACCCAAGGTATTCCACCTGCGTATCGTAACAAGATTAGCCGAGTTCCAACGATGTTGACAAAGAATGGTAAGATTCTCGTGGGGAATGAAATCAAGAATTGGTTGGATTCCCTACTCCCGACTGAGGAACTCTCAAACTGGGGATTTAGTGGTGGGTGCTCCATGACAACCCTTGACGGTGAAGATAATGACACCAGTGTATTTTCCCTGGATAATTATGGCCAATCTCTCCAACCCGCAATGACAAGGGAACTTGAGGAGAAGATTAATCGCGATGTGAGTAAAGGAACCGCATACTCAGAACAGATTTAAAGATATAACGCGGTACATGTAGTAATATGAGACTGGTCACAATCCAAGCTTCGGCTATCAAATCAACATTTGAGGTACTCAAGGATATTCTCAATGATGTGAATATCTATTTTCGCCCACAGGGTATGTACATCGTTACCCTGGATACAGCCAGGACATCCCTCATTGATATGTTCCTGTCAGCTGACAACTTTGAAGAGTACCGCTGCGATCAAGAAGAAATTATTGCTGGTATCAACATTTCAAATACTTTTAAACTTTTGAAGACAATTACAAATAATGATGTTCTCACAATTGAAATTAATTCCAAGGAGTTTATGGATATTGAAATTACAAGTGAATCCAAGAAGACGAGTACAAAGTTTCAACTCAAACTTTTGGACATCAATGAGAGCCGTATAGAAGTCCCAGATGTCACGATGACGAGTGTGACCATTCTCCCATCTGCCGACTTTCAACGCCTCTGTAGAGATATGTCCAACATTGGCGATGACATAGAAATCACACGTGCCGGTAAGGAACTTCGTCTCCGCTGTGAAGGGGATTTCGCAAACCAGGAAACATCTATCGAGTGCCCAGAAGAGAGCCCCGAAATGACAGGTCTCTATTCTCTCAGGTATCTAAATATCTTTACAAAGGCGACGAGTATGTGTGCGTCTTTGCAAATTATGCAGGAAGAGGGAAATAGGTTCCTCATTCTCAAGTACAATGTCGCCAACTTGGGTGAGCTCAAGTTCTATTTGGCTACTAAGGTATCCGAAGATCAGTTGTAAGGTCTTCGGTGGTAAGTAGAGTTTTTTTCATACCCAATGAATTACTAAGTATAATCTTGGGAAACTTTGTATTCAATTTTTTTGGGGTATAGTATAGGAAAGCTTGTAAGGGTACACTCTGCCCGTGAAAGTCATTCCTTGGACCCGCGTACCTCTTCACCTTCTCAGTAATGTTTACCTGTGGTTTATCATCGTGATCCACAACCCAAGCACTACTCAAAGGAATACTGAAACTCATGTCCTCCGATTCATTCTCACCGGGTTTAAAGTTGATGTCGCGGGAGATGGCTTTGTACATTTTACCTCCATACCAGTACTTTACACGAAGTATGAGATTCTTGACATTTTGGGGGACGATGGTGTGCCTAAATGGTCTACCTGTTGCGTAGAGGTGGAACTCGTCAAGGATACCATCCCAATCTTTCTCCTCCTGTTCCCAAAAGGGATCCTCCACTTGGTACTTCATTCTGTAGTCAATGACGTATTCCAATTCCTCTGAGATCACCGTATAGTCTGGAGGTGTTGTCAACTTTTTATAAAAATAAAAAACATTACTTAAAAGTTTAATCAACATCTTTAATTAATGGAAAGTGGCAATTTTTTAAGCAGGTATAAAAATAAGATTGAACATTGGATCAATCT